GCTGCTGCATATCAACAAGAGATTGATGAGCTGATTGATGAAGCTAATCGGCTTAGTATAGACTTAACAGAATACATTACAGAACATGAATAGTATATTAGACCACATTAAGCAAGAGAGTCTTAAAAATTATGGCAAAATTTGTGACAATACTGATTGCGGAATGCATGAAGCTTTTTGCAGATGTCATAAGGATGAAGAAAGAAGAAATAAACGAATTGATATAATTGGAAGAAACGGGAATTTAGGCTTACACTATGAAAAAGATAATTAACATTTTAAGAGAAAACACATTGAGCCAAATGTTCTTGTTTGGGTTCTTAATGGGGCTGACTGGAGTGCTTTCTAATTGGCTCGATTGGACTTATCCAATTATGGTTGTTTGTTCAATTATTTTAGCGTTTTATGCTCTTTTTTTCATAATCGCTGGTATTTACAACGTGATCAAAGAACTATGGTAAGTTGTATTTTTATATTTCTTGCAGCTGTTTGCAATGCTGTAATGGACAAGACTCAATTCCATTTCCATAAGTCTATCTTCAAGACTTTAAACCCTTATTTTTGGAATGGAGAAATATCTTGGCAAAACAAATACATCAACAGAGACTTTAATCAAGGATTCAAAAAAACTCCAGTTCAATTCACAGATGCTTTTCATTTGTTTAAGAGCTTGATGATAATATTCTTTGTTGCTGCTGTTGTTTATTACAAGCCAATGATTAATTTATTTATTGACTTTTTAATATTTGGAGCTTGTTGGAATGGTACATTCAACTGCTTCTTTAATAAAATTTTAGCGAATGAAAACGATTAAAGATTACTTTGGAGCAAAGGAACTTGTTGATCCAACTGTTTATAGAAAGTATGGGGATAGTTCAATACAGTTCATTTGTCCTATGCTCCAGGAAACACTTTTTATCCTTAGACATAACTTAAAAAAGCCTATAACAATAAACAATTGGGCCTTTGGGGGGAGATTAACTCAAAGAGGATTAAGAACAAATGTTTCTGCTATGGTACTTAACAAAAATTTCCTTTATCTTTCTGCCCATATGCTTGGAAAGGCTGTTGATTTTGATGTGAAAGGAATGACAGCTTGTGAGGTTAGACAATGGATTGTTGATAATGCTGATTTGTTTCCTTATCAGATTAGGTTAGAAAGGAATTTGAAAGGGAAGCCAATTTCTTGGGTGCATCTTGATGTTATCCAAAACGAGGCAAACCCAAAAATTTATTTATTTGATGTATAATTGTAAAAAATAACATTATGAAAATTAAGAGTATTTTAAAAGCATTAGGAAAAGGAGCATTGAAATCAATTCCAGGAGCAAATGTTTTAACAGAAGTGACTGAATCAATGAAAGAAGGTTCTGATCATTCTCCTGAAGGTCAAATTGACATAGCTCGTTTAATCGGCTACGGAATCTTCTCTATTGTTATGTTAGCTTTCATTTTTGGATATGCTGACGAAGAAACTGTGAAATTTGTATTAGATAAAATAGTGAAGCTTTTCTTGGTTGATTAAATTTTAACTATATTTGAAGCATCTGTTTTATCTTCTGATAATAGAATTTGTGTTTGTGTGAGGCCTCTGAAAAGGGGCCTTTTTCTTTTGGTTAAAAGTAATGAGTTAAATGTGCAACTCTTCCTTTATACCTTGAATGAATGAAAGCCTCTACTGCAACTTGAGATTTGTAGCCTTCATCTGAATGCCAAAGGTCCGCTGAACTTGGACTTCTTAAATATGTTAAGTTTGCCCCAATGTAATCTTTACCACTCTTGAACTGTCTTTTATCTTGATGATGGACATGATGCCAGTAAGCATAACGATATTTTGTATCGGCCCACATTTGAGGCTTTTCTTGGGCCATTAATAAAGGAATATTGTCAGCTTTGCCTTTATCTCCATGCTCAAACTCTAACATATTTGAATAGTATTGATAGTACTTTCTGTAAGCTGGAGAAACATCAAAAGCAACATTTTTGGACTTTCTAAACCAACTATTTAAACTGTCAGCTAAAAAACATCCACTCATAAAGTCATGATTGGAAGGGCAATGGATCACAGCAACATCAGCAACTTTCATGCACATTTCAATACAAGCAACATAACATTTTCGAGCTAATTGAAAAGCTTTGAACCAGTGAAGGTCAGTATCTTGTTGAGTTCCTCTTGTTGTTGTTCTGTTGATTGTATCTGTATTAAGAACATCATTTCCAATGATGAAAGCAATTTTCTCAATGTTATATCCTGAAGCCTTTTTCAATAAGCCTCTTGTCCCTTCTAAAGCTCTTTTGACTGCTATGTCACTATTGTAATCTTCTCCAGTCAATTCTTTTTCAGCGTGCTTATTGATGTGTAAATCAGCGATGTCTATTACAAGCAAATGACCTTCCTGAATTGGTTTTCTGTTTATTTTAAAGTAGGTTGGAGAGTGTTTATTCATTTGAGCAATCAAATCCTCTTTAACTTGATCATATGTAACAGCTCCAGGCTTTGTCTTTGCTGAAAAATACTTTCCTTTATGCCATACCTCTATTGCTTCATTAGGTTTTATGTTTTTTCTTTTAGCAAATTCCTCAAATGTTTCATCAGGATCTTCTGAATTGCTTTTAAAGTCGTTCCACATCTTCCTTTCTTCAGGAGTCATTGGAACTCTGTGAGGTTTCTTTTTGTCGTAGTTTAGTTTTGCTTTTCTGTTTGCCATTTTAATAAGTTCTTATTCAGGCAAAAAACTGCTAAATATAACTGTTTTTAATTGGTTTTAACTATCTTTGAAAAAAAACATTATTTCAAATGAATGAGACAAAATCAAAAAGAGGAGGAGCGAGAAAAGGAGCTGGAAGAAAAAAGGGTATAGGTATGGCCTACGATATACAGAAAGCTTGTGAAAACTTTATAGTTGAACTTTTAAAAGACGATGCTATTAAAAATAAAGCTTTAAGGCAAGTAGAGCAGAAGATTTCAAAGGAAATAGAAGATGAGTCTTATTTGTATATCATAAAAGATGGTTCAAGGTATAAGATTGGGCATTCGTATGACTACAAAAAAAGAATGAAAAATTTCTCAACTTACCTTCCTAATTTTGAGACAGTTTATTTATCAAGGCATAAAAAAGCTTTTGAAATGGAAGAAAGACTTCATAAAGAATTTGAAAACTGTAAAATTGAAGGAGAGTGGTTTGAGCTTGACTCTGAACATATTCTTATCGCTTCAAAAATTTGCTCTGATATAATTGTTAAATTTATGTAGTCTTGGTTATGCAAGATTATTTCAAAAAATAGATTATGGAAAAGAAGAAAGGGAAACATGGTGGAGCAAGGCCTAACTCAGGAAGAAAACCGAAAAGAGATGAGGAAAAGGTTATTAAGCTTGGAATGGATGCCATTGTTGAGGTTTACGGATCACAAGAAGAGTTTTTCATTCATTTAGCTACTAATTCAAAAGAGAGTTTTCCACACTTAAAGCTTTTAATGGAGTACGTTTATGGGAAGCCGAAAGAGAAGCAGGAAATATCTGTTTCTGATGAAACAGTGAGTATTCCTGTTATACAATGGATTAAAAAAGATAGTCAAAAGGGTGGGGATTAAGTTGTAATTTATTATATTTAATTATGAAAAATTACATTGTTTATTACTTGCCTAATGAGGATTATATTGGCATGACTTCTGATTTAAGTTCAAGACTTTCTCAGCATAGAAGCCATAAAGGAAGGAATACTGAAGGTTTTGAAGTTCTGCATATATCCAAAACAAAAGAAGATGCTCGAACTGTTGAACAATATTACTTGTCAATGTGGTGTTGTAATGGTTCGGGCGATATGTCTTATGATCATCTTAAAAGATGTAAAAACAACATAAAGAAAGGAGCTTTCAAGGGTTTGAAGCATAAAGAATCTTCAAAAGAAAAAAGCAAACTAAGTCAACCTAATAGAAAAAGAGTTTTGTGTGTTAATGATGAGTTTCAGAGGGTTTTTGAAACAATTGCTGAAGCCGCTCTGTTTTTCAATATTGATAGAAAATCAATAAGACAGCATATAGTTAAAGAAAAAACAAGAGGAAAATTGAAAGGTTATAAATTAAGTTATTGTGAGTAGCGTTTTTTTAAACGAGAAATACAAGCCTCTTTATACTTCTAATAAGAGATATTTCCTTGTGACTGGTTCAAGAGGGTCAGGGAAGTCTTTTGCAATGGCTGACTTTTTATTAAGGTTAACTTATGAGGAAGGGCATGGGATATTATTTACAAGATACACAATGGTTTCAGCTGAAACCTCAATTATTCCAGAGTTTAAGGATGCCGTTAACCGTTTAGGAGTTGAATCTCACTTTCAAGTTACATCAAAAGACATTTACAATAAATTAACGGGTTCTTTTATTTGGTTCAGAGGAATAAAAGCTGGTAGTAATAGCCAAAAAGCAAACCTTAAATCTTTGGCTGGAGTAACAACTTTCGTGATTGAAGAAGGGGAGGATTTTCAAGATGAAAAAACTTTTGATACTATTGACGATTCAATAAGGATGAAGGAGAAGCAAAACAGAGTAATTTGGATACAAAACCCTTCAAACAAAGAACACTTCATCTATAAGAGATGGATTCAAGGCTGTTCAAAGCAAATAATGATAGACGGCTTTCCAATTACTATCTCTGATCATCCTGACGTTGAGCAAATTCACACAAGCTTCTTAGACAACAAGGAGAACCTTACTGAATCATGGCTTAAAAAGGCTGAAAACGCTAAACAAACCAATCCTGATTGGTACGCTCACAACTATCTTGGAGCATGGATTGAAAGGCCTGAAGGAGTGATTTTTGATAATTGGATTGAAGGAAGCTTTGATGATTCTCTTCCTTATGGCTTTGGAATGGATTTCGGATATAGTAATGACCCAACAACACTCGTTAAAGTTGCCATTGATACCAAAAACAACAAGATATATCTCCAGGAGCTTCTTTATAAGCCACACTTAAAAACTAATGATATTTGTTTAATCCTTCAGAGGGAAGTTGGAAAGGATGACTTGATTCTTGCTGATTCTGCTGAAGGAAGATTGATTGATGAAATATGGGATGAAGGTTTTAATATTAAAGGAGCAATAAAGGGGCCTGATTCGATTGTCACTGGAATCAGACAGCTTCAAAACTTTCAACTTGTTGTTGACCCTGGAAGCCATAACTTAAAAGATGAGCTTAACAACTATCAATGGAACGATAACAGAAGCGGTAAACCTATTGATAAGTATAATCATATCATTGATGCAGTCAGATATTACGTTGCTTATGTGGGTACACAAAATGAATTTTTCGTAATTTAACAGCATATTTTGCAAAATATATGAATCCATTAAAGAAATTTATTATCAAGTCATTGCTTGGAGATGACTTCACAGAGCCGAACAAGGCTTATTCATTCTTAACAAATACAAATATAGGTTTTGGAGGCTTTTCATTCAGCTCAAAGAATGCAAAGAACTTTATCCAAGAGGGATATGTTTCAAATCCCGATGTTTATGCTGTTGTTTCAAAGATTGCTCAAAGCTTTGCTTCTGTTAAATGGGTTGTAAAAACTGAAACAAGACAAGGAATTGAGATTATTGAAGATACTGAACTTAACAGAGTTTTAGATTGTCCGAATCAGCTCCAAACTTGGTCAGAGTTTCAAGAATCAGCGGCCATCATGTATCTTTTAACAGGAAATACTTACATAAACGGAACGGAGGCTGTTGGTTTTCAAGGGTTCAGAGAATTAACAATCCTCCCTTCACAAGCTACTTCTCCAATTGTAGGGGATAAAATTAATCCTGTTGCCGGATATGAGCTTCAAGCAAATGAAACTCAATATTTCAACACTGAAGAAGTTGCTCACATTAAAGCTTTTGACCCTCGTGTAATAGGTTTTGAGACTCTTATTGGATTATCTCCTTTGGAGGCTGCAATGTTTGTTTATTCAGCAAACAATGAGCAATGGGAGGCAATGGCGTCAATGCTTAAAAACAAAGGAGCGATGGGAATCGTTACTTCCAGGACTGACAGAGGAATGAGAGAAGCTGATGCTGAAGCCATGAGGGAGCAATACAGAAAAAACTTTGGTGGAGGTAAGAACTTTGGCTCTCCTATGTTTACTGGAGCAAATGTTGATTTCTTACAGCTTGGAATGAGTGCAACTGATTTGCAGATGATTGAGCAAGGAGTTCTTTCTTTAAGGGCCATTTGTAACATCTACAAAGTATCATCAAGGCTTTTCAATGATCCAGCAAACTCAACTTTTAACAATGTTGCTCAAGCTGAAAAAGCAATGTGGAATGATGCAGTTATTCCTTTACTTGAGAA